AGATGACATAATAGTTAATCTTAATTCACTATCTGGAAATAATGTGTTGATATTATCATTTTGAAAAAATACTCCTACTCCATATTTTAATAATTCTCTCGTATAAAACAAACTATCTAATGTATTCCTAGCAAAACGGCTTACTTCTTTAGTAATGATTAAATCAAACTTTTTTTGTCTTGCATCATCAATCATTCGTACAAAAGCATCTCTTTTATCTGCTGATGTTCCTGTGATTCCTTCGTCAATATAACCTTCAACATATTCCCAATTAGGATTTTTAGTTATAAAATCCTTAAAATAGTCAATTTGATTTTTGAGTGAATTTAATTGTTCTGTTGTAGAAGTGGAAACACGTGTATAAAAAGTTACTTTCAAGTTTAAATCATATATGGATTTACCTGACATTAGTTCGTTTCTAATAGTATATAACTCCATTTTAATCCTTCCTTTGTGTAATATGCGTTTGATATATATTATTATAGAAAATCAATTAATAAATGTAAAGAAAAAAGCTAAGATTTTTCAATCCTAGCTCTAGCTTTAGAATATAATTCATAATCAATTAAACCATATTTGTAAAATTGTTCATTGAGAATGTTTAATATATCTTTTTCCATTTCTTTTGTTATTTCAAATTTTTTCTTTGGTGTACTGCTATTAGTTTCCATAGCAACACCACCAATATATGAATTTTTATTATTAATATTCAAAGCAATCATAATACATAACCCCTTTTAGTTATTTTTATAAAAAAATTGCACATAATAAAAAGGGTATGTCGCACTAAACAACATACCCATACACTTGATGTTTGCTTTAGAAAATATTCTTTATTTGTATCCTAAAAGGTTCAGATATTATAGTTCCTGCGGTATTTTTAACCCATAACTTTACATATCCCAATGTACTTCCAGCTTTTACCACACAGGTATTAGCTGTCGGGTCTTGACTTTGTATTGTTGCTAGTGTTGTTGAAGATACCCCATCATCAGCAGTAAGCCAAAATTCGGATTGTTCACTAATTGGCAATCCATTATCTGTAAATGTCGCTGTATATGTTGCTGTATAGTTCTTCACTATTGATGTATTACCTGAAATAGTTACTGCATAATTATGCTCTGGTAATGCTGTAACTGTAATAGTAATAGTATCATATACATTCGGATTTTCTGCTAATGAAGCAGTAATAATACATTCTCCTGCTGATATAGCGGTAACTAATCCAGTATCATCAACCGTTGCAATAGAAGTATTATCGCAGTTAAAGATAATGGCTTTATCTGTAACTACTTCACCGTTTAGTTTTACAACTGCATTTAACTGTAAAGTGCTTCCTTCCTGAATACTTGATGTTTCTCCGTTTGTTATTTCTAAAGTATAAACATAATCTCCTGCGTTTGCTATTTCATTGACTAAATCATCGCTTGAAATAATTGCATCTAAATCACACCAAAGCATTAATAAACCGTTTTTTGTACGGTCAATTCCTGTAACCTTCCATGCTTGTTTCATTTTTATAAACCTTTGATTTAAAGCAATATTTGTACTATCCGCATTATCCTGTATAGTAACAACTATTTTTCCAGCAGGTATACTCAAATATTGATTAGTTTCTATATCGAAAATCCTTGAATCAACTATAGCAGGAAATTGTTTTATTGTGCCTTGAAAATTAAATTTTATGTTATAGTTGCATTTCTGGATGATACCTTTGTAGTAACTATATCTTTTATGTCCAATTTCACTTATGATAAGCCAATATTCGTTATCCCAATTAATCAAATCCCCTCGTTTAATTTCTTCTTTTGTTGCTATAGTCCGAATATCTGCTTGTCTATTTACTGGAAGGTTATTTATTAGTGCTTTTTTTGGCATTGTATCGTTATTGATATATATATCATCTCCTGCCATAGATAGCAGGTAAAGATAATCATTGTTCGGAAAATCGAATATATTCAAGGTATCAACTCCATTCATTAATTTTTGAATATTTGGACAAAGTAAAAAGCGTTACATAAAAATGCTTGAAATGCTTGATAATACTAAAGAAGAAGTATATTTTTAAGACGTTTTTAAACTCTATACTATAGGGAAGTAATATAAATATATTACCCCCCTATATCGTAAACCCTGAAACCCTTGATATAAGCGGATTTTATTTTTTAAAAAGCGTTACATTTATTCCTATGTTTCTGTACTCTTAATTTTGTTTTTTCCTTTTTAACTTTGTCCTTACATTTCGGGCAGTATTGCTCATTTTTTTTATCTGATGTGAATTGCTTATTGCATATTTTACATTGTTTATTATATAATCCGCTTGTTTCTTCTGCGTCTGGAAGCAGTTCTTTATATAGTTTTTTGTCCAAAGGTAAAACCGAATTAATAAAATACTTGCAAAGTACACTATACATACATCCCATTTGTGGACAATTTGTATCTAAAAGAATACATTGACCATCTATGTAATTGGCACACTCTTTTTTAATCAGTTCTTTTACTTTATTTGCTTGTTTTAAATTTGTTCTAATCTGCATATCATTTCCTCCTGTGTTTATTAGTTTTTAAAAGGAATTAATAAAAATAAAAAAGGTATCCACAAAAAGCGGATACCTAAAAAGGAGTGCAAAAATTTTGCTACTCCCTAAACATATATGTCCAACTTGCACCATCTGCTATATTTTCCCCTACATCATCACTAGGAAGTAATCTTATTTTTCGTTCAAGCTGTGCTATTCTGTTTTGTATGCTTTCGGCAAAGTCCATAATGGATATATCTTCATTTTTATAATTCTTCATTAGGTTTGGATTATTTGCTATTGCTTCCAACACGCTCAATACTGTTGAATATATTGCCCTTTTAGATGTGTTAGATGTAGGGTCATATTCTAAAGCAGGATTAGATATACCGTTTTCTTGTGCAAGTACGGTTAATTCGGCATCATTGAATGATATATCCTGTAATTCAAGTTTTATTCTATCAAGATAAGTCATAATAAAACCTCCTGTAATTGATTTTTGAGCATAAAAAAAAGTACCTTAATCAAAAGATCAAGTTGATCTCTTGATAGGTACTTTAAGTTTACAAATTAATCATTGTTTGAAGTTATTTCTTCAATCTTTTTGTTAATATCTTTTAATGCTGTAAGATAAGGATTAATCTTTTTATATACTTCACGGGAACTGATAATAATATATTCATTTATTAATATATCATTTACTTCTTCAAGTTGATGTTCGCCATAAAAATTTCTTTTTTTTGATTTTTTGTACTCTTGAATAATAGGATTAATTATACTTTCAATCTTTTTTGTCAACTCATCTTTAATCTCATTGTAAATTTCTAAATCAATTTTATTATTTCTACCTGGCATCCCTATATTGTTAAATAAAGAATTGTTTGTTATTAGTTCACATTTTTCAATTATATTCATATCCCACACCCCACATTTGTATTTTTTTTAATTATATCACATTTTCAAAAATTTTATAAGCGGTGAGAAAGTGGTTTGCTATTGCAAAAAAATTCAAAAAGGGGGTATCCACTTCCTACATAATCATTATTATGTAGGGAATAGTATATTTCCTTGTAATCCTTGCTATTACTGCATTTCACTACTGGAAATATTGAGATTATACAAAATTATAGTTTTGTGCAATTATATAATGCAGAAATGATGAGCATTAGAACCTTGTTAGTTCGTCTGTGCTTTGTTTTGTATAATTAGTTTGTAACAATTTTGTAATATTTCTGTAACAATTTTGTAACATAACAGGACGGGATTGAGTAAATTAATCCCTACTATTCCGATAGGAATTATATCAATACTTTCACGTTTCACCCAATCCCTTTTATTTTCGCATATTTCACATTATACTATTGAATATTTATACATTTTTATGAATATTTATACACAACATATAGTATTATTCGTTTCCTACATACACAACATATAGTATTATTCATTTTCTGCACTACTACCTATTGTATCGCTCTTTATTTTCTGCATTTCTGTTGCCACATCATATATGTATGGTGTTCTGCTTAGTGCTGTTTCAAGTGAAATCAGTCCATTTTGTTTGAGTGCTGTTATATTGCTAATCATCTCAGTTGCATTAAGTGGAATATCGTACTCAAACGTACAAGATATACTACCTGTTGTTTCTATACCTTTTAGTTGTAATAACTTTCTTATCCTATCCCATCTTTGAATAAATCCATCAAGTAAACTATCTTCATTTAACCTTGCTTTTACACTGGCTAAACTATACATCATTCTAATACTTGTTTCCGATAGATTACTTATTTCTACTGCGTTCATAGCTATTGCTGGTGTTTGACTTATGTTAAGTAACTGTGCCATTAGTATTTCGTATAACGCTTTAAAAGAAGCACTATCCATTTTGTTTTGAACTATTTGAAAATCTGCAGTGTCATCTATCTGTAAAATATATCCAACTGCGTTTGGATCTATTTTCCCTCTATCATTTTTTGTTGTAAGTCCAGTACCTTTTAAAACTGGTACGCCACTAATGAATCTATATAGTCCATCGTGATACTTGCTTATTAAATCTTCCAATGAATCAATTATGCTTATATAATCCTCTAAACTGCTTCTACCCTTACAAGAATCTAATTCGTTTATGGTTTTATATTGAATTGGCAATCCTGAAATATTTTTGTATCTTCCTGTAAGTTTCAATCCATCATCATCTATATATTGTGTTACTTCATTTTCTGTATACAATATATAGTATGATACTCCGTCAATAGTGTAAAATTCTATAAATGCAATCATATTCCCTGTTTCGTCAAATACAGGGTATGAATCTTCTGCTGGTATTATTCGGCTTGTGATATTTCCATTTTCTGAGATAAAAACGTACTCATATGTTTCACCATATTTGACAAGTTTATCTAAAATCTTGAAGTCAATACTATTATATCTTGCTTTTTCATATACTTCTTTAAATGCTTCTAGTGTTGTTTCATCCTCACTTGTTAGTGTTACAGGATTTTTTAATAGAAAAGATGTTTCAAAATTCAATAAAGTTTTTGCTAGCTGTAATACAATTTTTCTTGTCTTGTATGGTTTACCGTTGTATTGTTCATTAGGTCTATTTAATATAGCGTGTTTTCCTGAAAGATACTCTTTTAGGTCTAAAATATTTTGTATTCTCTCAATGTGCCATTGATTGGTAACTTCATCTTGAAACCATGCTGGCGAATTATCATAATACTTTTTTATATATTCTTTTAACGTCATAATTAAAACCCTCCTTGATTGTTTATACATAATACCTGCCTAATTTTAGACTCTGTATTGCCAAAGCGGTAGCCATTACTAGATCATCGAAGTTATTTTTACCTCTTACATTACCTAGTTTTCCATTTCTCTCCATATATATCTGCATTTCTTGTAATGTTTCCCTATCATTGATAAGTATAATTCCTTCTTCAAATGCTTCCTTGAAGTCCTGAATTAGCTTTGATTTTGAAACATTATCTGTATTCCAACCGATTTCCAATGTTTTCCTGCCTGTGGTTCTATCCCATTTTTTAGTTTTATTAAGGTTAAGGTATCCTATTTCACGCTTTAGCCTATTAATTAGATCCACTCCATAACTATTTCTTTCTGGCATAATACAAGCATAATTAAAGTAAGTACCTAATTCATTGACTATATGAGCAAATTTATATACTGGTATTCCACTTTTATAAAATACTGCAACCTGTTCCCCTGAAGAATCAAGTATACTCATAGCGGACAAGTCACCATCTTTTGAAAGTCCTGAAGCAACATCTATACCTGAAAAATACATTTCCTTAGGTTTAGGCAATTTGTAAATGAATAAACTTTTATTTAAGTAAGGGTAAAGTATTTCGGGAAGGTCTTTTATTTCGTTTGCTTTTAGTGGCTCTGGAATAAAAAGTAATCTATCACTAATTTGTTTCTGATCAAAAACGCTTTCCTGAGTTGATACAAAAGCCTCTTGCCATGTAGAAGGAAAATCCTGCCTGAATTGTTCAGGCGTCATATCTCTCAATCTCCATCTTCTCCATATTAATTGCACTTTATTTGCCCCCAATGCGTATAGTTTTTTCTCTGTTTCGTCCATTTCATCATCTGTAAGGTATTTTACTATGCCTTTTTTGTACCATTGTTTTGCAAGTTCATATTCAAATTTGTAATATCTTTTTGACCCTTCGCCTAACCAGTTGTAAAAAAATGCTTTGTATTTTGAATTGCCTGCTATAGCGTCTTTAAACAAATAATAAAAATAATTAAGTCCTTGTGCTGTACTCTCTATAATAATTTTTGCATTAGGACTTTTTACTAATGCACTTTCAATAGTCGATAGATTTTCCTGCACATAATCATCATACAATGCAAACTCTGATAAATGAATCATCATAAGAGAATATCCTCTACCAATGCCATCTGCACTCTGTTTGCTCGCTGTTTGTATTGATATTCTGGAATTATTTTCAAGAAATAATTCTTTTTCATTCGATTTTCTAAATCCAATCCTATATTTTTCTGGAATTGACTCATACATTAATTTTAGTTTCGTAAAAAGTGTATTGGTTGTACTTTCCATGTGTGCCAACATCATATAGTTACTATTAGGTATCTGAAAAGCATAGTAAAGCATTAAACCTAAAGATAAGGTACTAAATCCTATTTGCCTTGATTTTAATATAATGTTATATCTGCTCATGTTATCCAAAAAATTCTTTTGCTCTGGATTTACTGCAAATGGTACTATTTCACCGTTAGAATCTATCTTGACAAAGTTTTTTAACCACAAAGCAGGATTAGCATTTATTCTTCTTAGTTTTTCTTCTCTAGTTAGTTTTGGCACTGTATCACCTTCTTTTTTTTAAAAGGGTACTAACATTGTGAGTATCCTTTTGTTTATTTTTGTGTGAAATTAGTTTTAAAGGCATAATAAAAGCAGGCAATATAAAAACATTACCTGCCTAAAAAATCGCTCTAAAGCCCTGTAAAAGCGTTTAAATGCTATTCTAAAACAAGGTCATCATCTTCCTGTTCTTCTGTTTCTTGTTTATTTGATTTTTTATTTTTGACTGACTTTCTTATTTCATTTTGAAGTGTTAAAAATGTCTTAATTGCCTTATCATCCCCTTGCTTTGCTTTTTCTGAAACTGCATTATAAATTTCTACAAAATCTTTATTGGATCTTTCTAACAACAACAAATTCATTAACTCTGCATATTCTTCTGTATTTTCCCATTGTTTTAAATTCCCATATTTTTTCAAACTACCCTTGCAATATTTGTCAATAATATCTTGTTCCGTAAATTCGGAAAAATCTCTATTTGAATTGCTTAATCCATTCCTCCACATAAAGTAAGCATATTTTGGATAGTTAGTTGTATTTTTCCAATATTGTTTAAGTGCTTGATTCAACAATGATACTTGTCTTGCCATATCTATTCCTCCTTGTTTCATTAACAACTAGAAAGGTAATTCTACATCATCATACTCTTGTACTTCATAATATTCAGAATTAACTATATGATTAATCACATCAAATGTTAAAAATGTATCCAATGTTTTATTATAATTGTCTAATGTAAAAAATACATCTATTTTCTTTTCCCAACAATCAAGAGTTGCTTCTATTCCAAAATCATCACTAAAGGAATATATTAATTTTGCATATTTTTTAATGTCATTTGTATAAAATGTTTCTTTTTCAGAATATTTACAACCATAAAAATCAAAATACTTATTAACAAAGTATTGCAATATATCTTTGATATTATTATCTACACCCGAATACTTTATTTCATCTTCATAATAGCTATCTAAAACTAAAGGAATATTATCATTTTTTTCTTCTTTAGATACTAAAGAGTCATTATTTATACTATCAAGATATTTTTTAATTATATTATCATTCAAAAAATTATCAATACTTCCATTGGTTTCTATGTTACTAAGAGAAAAATGATAATCAATTAATTCTATCCAAGTTCCACTATCTATGTTGTAACTAAGAGAGAAATTATCAATTTTAGAATATATTTTTTCTTTATCAATCTTATCATGTGTTCTATTGTAAGTATCATTATACTTTTCAAAGTAATAATCAATTATAGAATCTTTCTGAATCACTAAAGAATAATTATTAATATTTTTCTCTTTAGTATCTAAAAGAGAATTACTTTCTTCTTTAGTGTCACTAATTAAATTATTATTTTTATTTATTTCTTTTATTATTTCTTTATTATTATTTATTTTATTATTATTATTATTTATTATTCGGTATTGATTTCGATATAATGGCATATCGATATCAATATACTGCATATCGTTTTCAATATACTGCATATTGTTTTCCATAGTATTGTTATCCATATTATTGATATCCATTTTATTGATATCCATTTTATTGATATCAATAAACTGATTAGATACGTCATTATATTGATTTCGATATACTGATATATTGTTATCAATAGTATTGTTATCAATAGTATTGTTTTCCATAGTATTGATATCCATTTTATTGATATCAATATACTGATTACGTCTTATATTTGCTTTTAATTTTTCTTTATTTTCTTTTCCTTGTTGTAGATATTTGCTTAATTCAGAATCTAAAACAGTTATATATCGCTTCTTAGGAAAGCCTGCAATAGTGCATTTTATCAAATTCAATTTTTCTAAATTCTTAATAGCATTTGTTTGTGCTGTTTGAGAAAGCCCTGTTGAAATTCTAAGATCATCGTAAGTACAATACATATATCCATTATTTAGCATATTTTCTTTTTCATAGTAATTATATTTTGATACAAGTTCACTAAATACAATTGCTTCATTTAAGCCAATAGCTGCGATTAGATTTTTGCTTACTGCAATAAATCCTCCATTATCTTCCATTAGTATTTTTTGTATTTTTTCCGCTCTCATAGATATCCGTTCTCCTTTCCTTTTTAAAATTTTCTATTTCTTCCCAAATTTTTTCTGTGTTTTCAAAGAAAAAAACTGTAGCAACGTAGTTTTTCTTGTCAGCCTTGAAGTCAATCAATTTGAAACCTTTTTTAAACAAATGTCTTGCTAAACTAGGTGTGTATATTATTACACTATTTTTCATCTTCAATCCTCCTGCTTTCATGTTCCCTGATGAATCTATTATAAAGTTCTACTTTCCACTCCGGTATATCTCTCATATTATTTTCCCACCTGGAAATAGTGCTTTCGCTTAGATTAATATATTTAGATACATCCCAAAGACGAACATTATTTCTTTTCCTCCAAATTTTGTAATCTTCTCTTTTTTCAAACATCATATCTACCACCTTCTGTTTTTTTATTTTTTTGCTTTAAAAAAAACAAAAAGAGAGAAGAACCGCTTTTAGCAGTCCTTCTCAAAACCCAACTTCCTTCAGATATTATAAAGATGAATTATTGTGCTACTGCAACCGCTTTGCTATTAAGCAGTTTTAGTGTAACTTCGGTAATAACCATTCCTTTGATATTGTCTCCATCTTTTGCTAGCATTTCAAAGGCAGGTTTACGCAAATATACTAATCTCAAATATGCAGGGTCTACAACAAGTATCTTGTCAACGGGCATATGCCTATTTAATACCACGTTTACAATTCCATAATTTGTAATAACCTTGTTTGCAACAAAACCAAAGGTATCCATAGGCATATTATAATTAATTTGATTAGCATAGAAACCATCTATAATTTCCTTGAAGTCCGCATTGACAAAAGCATAAAACTCATTAGCACCAAGTCCACCATCCCACAACTTCTTTACCACTGCTTTAAAATCATTTTGTGTTGGTGCTGTGCTAATATCAACTACATTTGAAGGGTCAACCTGTTCAAATATTGACTTCATCCTGCGTATATATGGTTCTGTGCTACCGTCATTGTAGTTTGTAGGTGCGAGCATTTTCTTTTCAATATTCACCTTAACCTCTGTCAATCTGTCGTTTATTTCAGAAGCAAAAAGGTCATTAATACCAGTTACATTACTTGCCTGTGCTGAGCCGCTAACCTGTACTGCTTTTGAGAATATTTCCATCACATTTGATTTTTCGGCTCTACCACTGGAAACAAAAGTATCAACTGTAAATCCTTCTGTTTTAGATATATCTGCTGTATCATCAAGGGTCTTTTCTCTCCAGTTTATGGTTACGCTTCCAGCAGTTTCAACAAGTTTCTTATTAAGCAAGAGTGTTGTAAGTGGTGTATCTGTAGGGGTTATAAGTGCAATTTCCCTTGATAAGTCAATATTTTCATGCTGTGTAAAATTAGTTGTCTTTATCATATTTAATCATCCTCCACTATCCAAAAATTTTATTTAACTTACTAAAAATCATGCCTTCAACATTTTTTTCTTTTTCTGCTACAGAATAGCTGTCATCTGCTTTGTGGTCTGACGGTTTATAACTGTTTTCTATATCCTGCTTTTTCTTTAGTTCAAGCAACTTGTTTATTTTTGCTTGTGCTTTTTCTAATGAATCTGAATCAATCAAATCAAATACCTGTTCGACATCTAACCCTGCCTTTGTTGCTTCAAGTTTAATCTGTGTTGCAAGGCTAGTTTTTTGCAATTCAGAATATTGCTGTTTCACAGTTTCAAAATCAGCAATACTTTTTTCAAGTTCTTGAATTTTGCTTTCATACTCTGAAAGCATTTGTTCAACTTCTTCTTTTGTATAGGTTTCTTTTTCAAGTGTCATTTTTCCTTAGTCCTCCTTTATATTATAGGGTGGTGAATTTGTAAAACATTGGTCTGGTCTATATATCATCAGCATAAAGCTGTTGATACCGATTTATTTTTATTTTTTATTTTTGCATTTTAAAAAGAGGGTACTCATGTACCCTTTACAAAAGGAGAATATAATATGATAAGAATTCCTAATAAAAAATAAATTTCTTATTGACTATAATATTTAATTATGATAAAGTATATTATGGGTTATTTTATGCCTTTATCAAAAAAAATAAAAGAGGATATCCGTCTACTAACCTTATTGGCTTTCGAACCGCAACAAAGATATCCTTGCTTAGATATCCTCTCTCTCCATATGGGAACTTTTGTTCTTTTTTGAAAACCGCTATTTATCAACGTTTCAGGCAATGTTATTCATATTTTGCGAACTTTTCTTTTTAAATGCATTAATAAATATTTCAGGATACACCTGATATAATACATTTAGTTGTCTTAAAGGGTATTTACCCTCATTGACGATTAGCAAAATCAGTCCATACATTGTATTAGCTTTCACTTTTCTGTATTTGCTTTTAATTTTTTGTTTGTATAAACTTATCACATCATCTATTTGCCTATCTATTTCTTTTTTGTCATTATCATCTGCTCTACGCCTAATATCATATAAATCTTTTAGTTTCTCGCCCATTTCAAAAGTTAACTTAAATATTCCATTTTTCTGTTTTCTATTAGCGTTTCTTAGGCTATGCTTCACCAATAAATTATCTATATCAATATTAAATCTTCGTTTTGCATTTGCAGATTTAATAATTTCCTGCAAATAATCCATAGGACAATTATACTTAGTTATTTTATTTTTTATATTTTTGTTTTCACTAACATATTCAAAGAATAATGGTTTATCGCCCTTAATTCTGTTATTTGCCAATTCTTTTTTAATATCATCAACATCATATAACTTTTTAGCCAAATCTATCGAAATGCCGCTTAAAACAGTTAATATATTAATTTTCTTGAAAATATCATCAGCTTTTTCATTGTTGCTGAGCCTATGCCAATATAATGACATTAGATGCTGTGCTGTATTAGTTACTTCTCCGATTAGACGCTGACTAATAGATAATTTATTATCAACAACAAACATGTCGTAATTACTCAGTTTATATTTTGCTTTTTCTGCTAATAAACCATTAACGCATACTTTATACCTATTATTGCAAATCTTCGCTAATTCAAGTAATTTTGGATTATCCGACAATAAAACGACATCGGAATCATAGTCGCAACCACTTAAGGTTTGCTGTAATGGGAAATTAATAGCGTTAACAACCACTATATTTTTTGTCAGATTGAAATACCTGTCAATATCCTGACAATATGTATTTCTTGCCAACAATACATTTGATGGTGAAGTATGTGGGTTCCTGAAGCCTGCAAGTTCCTGATTGTCTATGAATAGTTTTGTGTATACCTCATTGCCTTTCAATGGTTGCTGATAATCCTTTATATTATTAATATCCAACTGTCCTATTGCATGATACAGCATCTCCACGGGATTACCAAGCATAACGCAATAATCACCAGATATGCGGATTTTTCCTGATTTTACATAATTTTTATAATTATTTATTTCTTTTTTCCTGAATTTTCTAAAAAGTATTGTATTTACAATATTGTAGTTTCGATTAAACAAATCAATCATCATATCATTGCAATTTACGGCATTGGCTGTTTTCCCAATATAATCTATAAACACAAAATCATCATTTTTAAGTTTGTCGATATAACCTAATTCAAATTCAGCTAAAATTCTAATGTCATCTTCACTTGCAGGTAAACTGTTTATCATTTGATAACTCATCTGTTGCAAAATCTGGTTAGCAAAACTACGTTTCGATTCTCCTTCAGTTTTGCAAACACCAAATACACAACCATCATTAGTTACAATCTGTTTCCAATGATTCCACATATCCTTTTTAGTGCCAATAATTTCACTAAATTTTAATGCTTTTAAACTTGATGGTGTTATAATCATATGCACATCTTTAGCTTTTATTGGCTCACCGAACATATTATTTAGAGTCCAATTATCATAATCAATATTTGTCGGACATTGTTCTTTTAAAAACTTTTGTATGTTACAACTAAATGCCGCTGTTTTAAAAAAATGATTTCTTAATTGCATCATACTTTTACCTTTAGGATAATACCTACTATCTAGTAGTGATTGACCATCAAAAAGGTTACTTTCAATTTCCGCTTCTTCCTCAAAACACTCCAACAGTCCTGAATTATCATCTTTTTTAATAACATTACACACCTGCTTAAATTTACTGATAATATCATCGACAATAAGGATATTATTAGGATTTATTTTTATTGTATATTCTATTGCACTTAAAACCAGTGATTCATAAGCAAGAAAAGAAGGATAATCTTCAATCTGCATATCTTCAACAAAAGGTAAATACATTCTGCTCCATTCTACCATTGTTTTATATAAATCTCTTCTAATAAATAAGCATTGTCCTACCCTTGACTTACTACTAGAACGTTTGTAAACCACATAATCAAATTCAGTAACCTCACCAGTTTTTTTGTCTACAAAAGATAATTTAAAACCATTAGTATAAAACATCTTTCTTAATTCAGTATTGCTTATTTGATGCCAATTGTCTTTATTTTGCTCTGCAAGGGACAAAAATTGTTCTAATTTTTGAGTGTATCCTATTTGTTCGGGTTCTTGACTCTTATTAATCTTTTCAATTTTCTTTTTTGTGCGTTCAATAATTGTTGTGGCATCGTTAACTTTTGTATCGAATTTTACATTTATAATGTCTCTGGATATTTGCTTCCCTGTATTAGTTGTTTTTATATTTAACCCTGCTTCTTTCAATTTCAATAATTCAAGGGAATATGGGATCATACCACAATAGCTGAATTTTAAATCTAACCCTCTAAACATATGAGAATATATATCAGATGCTTCAAGTGATAAAATATATATGTTTTGATTTTTTGCTTCTTTCAT